GCTTTTAGCTCGCTCCTCGGCGATCAGAGTAAGGAATGGAGGGATCGCGGCTTCTGCCTCTTCTCTCTTTCTCAGACCTTCTCTCGCTTCAGTAATCGCAGACTCTGACGGAGTATCCCCGAACTGCTTGCGGACAAAGAGCTCATCCTCGAGCCTGAGCGGGCGATGCTCGACGTAGGCGATCAGCTTCCGCCACATCCACTCTTTTCCGGTCAGCGCTGGGAGATCATGTCTCGCAGTTAGCCAGCGGTGGTAAGCGGCATTGACCGCGGGATCAGCGGGAGTCACTGCGGAAATCGTCACCTCTTTGGCGCTGTCTTCCTGAACTTTCTTCTCTTGAGCCCGCTCACGGATTTCCTTGGCAGACTTCACGATGTCTGACGGCGCAGCCATCTTGCTGTGTCGCTTCGGCCAATCCGTAAGCGCTGATATAGCCGCCCATGCCGGGACTTCATCCTTGAGACAAGAAGCCCAGAGGACGAGTCCCTTTTCTGATGGGGTTTTGGCTCCCAAGAGATCAGCGAGCCCCGTAACCTGATCGGTGATCTGCTTGACGTCAGATCCTTCGTACTTAAATCCAGTCATCTACAGTGTCCTTTTCCTCTTCCTTCGTGTCGTCTGTGATCCCCAGAGCCTTGATGACGTTGGCTACCGTCCTATCCATGCTGGAGCGTGAGTCGGTCTCTTTCTCGTAATCCTTAACCGCCTGCCAATCGGCGTTGATCGAGATCCATCCCCGTGTGGCGCATAGCTCAACCGCTTGCTGGACTGAGAGACCAGACTTAACGACCTGGGCTTTGAAGTGCTTCCATGCCGTCTCGGTGAGCGGTGAGTGCTTCGCCTTTCGTACCGTCATCCAGTCCTTAAAAGCGGTTTCAGTGAGTTCGACGCCGAGCTCTGGAGGTTTGAATGCCTGAGTTTTGGTTTTCTCTTTCTTTGGGTGGGTACAGTTCTGTGCGGAGGTACAGATTTGTACGGGGGAAACACCGTCAACGAGGTGGTGGTACTTATTACCTTTATCTGTTCTCTGATCTGTTAATTGATTTGTTAGACCCCCAAAATTGGGTGTACCGGAACTACCGTTTTTGGGTGTACCGGAACTACCAAATTCGGTAGTACCGTTTTTGGTACTACCGTTTTCGGTACTACCGTTTTTGGGTGTACCGACCTCAATGAGCTCATAGGTGTTGGAGTTGTTTCTTCCCCCACGGGTAACACGAATGACTCCACGGCTCTTCAGGTCGCGAATAGCTGCATAGGCCGTCTTTTCATTCATGCAGGAATCTTCAGCAATACGAGCCACTGAGGGGAATCCTTTCAGATCCTCTCCAGCGTATTTAGCAATAGCCAGCAGAATCATCCTCTCGGCCATGGTTCTGGCGTCAGCTTCCCACGCTACATCTGTAGCCTTGTACCCATGCATCGGAATCTCCTAGGATCTTCCAACCCAAGGCTGGTAATTCATTGATGCAATAACTTCCGGTACTTCCGGGAACTTCAGCTGGATAATCTGCAGTCGGTTCTCAGGAATGCCATTTCTTTTCCATCGCGAAACAGACTGGGGGCGAATCCCAAAAATCTGCCCGACTGAACTCGGCCCGCCCAGGGATTGGACAATGGCCTCCGATCTCTTTGGGTCTAAACGACGATCTCTGTTCATTTGAGTTTCCTGAATGTAGCTAAAATTAACTCTTATTTGAAATTATAGCTACATTCAAAATGAAGGCAAACACAAATCTAAATTTGTAGACTAAGCTACAGAGGTGAACTATGACAACGACACTTAAAGATCGCTTATCTCAAGCTTTAGCTGCATCAGGGAAAAAAAAGATCGAGCTCGCACGCTTTTGCGGTGTTTCTCACCCCTCGGTGGCGAATTGGTTTAATGGACGGACCAAAGAGCTAAGTTCAGTACATGCCCTGAAGGCAGCTCAGTTTCTTGGTGTCAGCGTTACCTGGCTAACGACCGGTATGGGCGATCCGCATTCGTCAACTGTGATCCCATCTCCACAGACCATTGATCCAGCTTTAATCGATAATCTTGTGAGCATCCCGGAATATGAGGTTAGATGCGGAGCGGGAAGCTCCGGAGCACCCACGTTTGAAGAAGCGACAGAGGCTAAACCAGCTTTCTATAGGCAAGACTGGTTCACTGAGCACGGTATCCTTCCTCAAAATTGCAAGCGCCTAAAGGTCCACGGGGACAGCATGGTCCCGATTCTTTATGACAAAGACACCATTCTGTGTGACTGTACGCCGCGGGCAATAGTGTCTGGGAAAATATACGCGTTCTGTTATGGCGACGAAGTGCGAGTAAAGCGCCTTTTCACAAGGCTCGACGGAAGTATTCTCGTCAGATCAGAAAACCCAGCGTTAGCAGACGAAGAAATACCTGCATCAGACCTTGATAGCTTCTATCTCATTGGAAGAGTGATCGACCGATCCGGAAACGGACCTTTCTAATCACCTATCTCACCAAAACAAGACAACGCCCGCTACACGCGGGCATTTTTTTGTCTGTTGCGCGTCAATTGACATTAATCAATAGTTTTTGATGTAGCCAAAACTTATAAAACAGAAACCTTGACCTTCCCGGCACTGTAGCTATACTTTCATCAAGAATGAAATTAAAGCTACTTATATGTAGCTAAATACGTAAATGTAGTTAATTGCGAAAGGACAAAATCATGTTGGTTACGAAAGACGCGAACGGGAACAAAATTTTTGCCGCCATTGCGGTTCACTCCGCCATCACTCAGCTCAGCAACAACTGCCGCCTCGAGCGTGCCGCTGACTCCATCGGTCACGGTGAAGCCGGGTACATCGATGATCCGGAAGCTTTCCTTCTCTACGTCGAGCTCACCTCTGGCGGCGCTCTTACCGACCTGATCTCCGCCATCAAGTCTGATGAGATCGGAAAGGACGAAAACGGCGCCGAGAAGACGGTCGAAATCTTCGCCACAGCCCCTACCAAGGACGGTCTCTGTGAAGAGTGCGCCGATTTTGGTGACTCCCGCGGTATCTACCGTGACGCTCCGATCGACAGCATCCCCACTGTTCCCGGTGTCGAATTGATCACCATTGCCGGCATCTGGAAGGAGAGCGAGAGCCTCCTCTCCGCCGACGAGGACGGTGACACGCCCTATGACAAGGCTCTCGGCTATGCCGCCGAAGAGATCGGCCGGATCAGCATCCGGGATCTCGCCCGGGACATCACCGAGGAAGGTGCCTCTGACGGCTACGCCATGCCGGATGAAGGCGAAATCATGGACGACCTTGAGTCCATCAAGCGTGAGCAGGAAGAAGAGTTCTGAGGAGACACGCCATGACTGAAGACAGCATCAAGGAAGAAAGCCAGTTTGAAGCCGACCGCCGCGAGCGTGAAGCGACCGAGAGCCTCATGGAGGAGGACACCGCTAAGGAGATCCTCGGATGGATCTTCGAAGCCGCTGTCACCTTCCTCTCGGTCTTCGTGATCACGGCAGCGCTTCTCGCCTTCTTCGGGATCCTCGATATCCACATCATCTAAGGACGACAAATGAACGACATTGAACTCAGCAAGGAAGACATCGGTGTTGAGGAGACGATTACTCCCTCCCTCACCGTGGGCGAGGCTCCAGTCCCTCCCGAAGAGAGCACTCCTTCCCCCGCGCCGTCACTGGCAGACGCTCAGCGCACACCCGTACCACCGTGCGGGATCTTTGAAGCGCTCGCGCGGGCTCAGGCGGGATTCCGCAAGGTGATCAAGAACAGGGTTAATCCGGCTTTCAAGTCCCGCTACGCAGACCTTGAGGCGATTCTCGACGCCGTGCGTCCATCCCTCAACGCGCAGGGGATCTTCATCTCTCAGGATGTCGAAAACGAGCCGGGGGCGGTGTCCTGCCTCACGATCCTGACCAGCAGGGACGGCGCCCGGGTGTCCGGCGGGAAGATCACGATTCCGCTCCCGAAGGATTCCCGCAACGCGGCTCAGGCTCTTGGGTCCGCGATCACCTACGCCCGCCGCTACTCCCTCTCTGCCGTACTCAGCATCTCGTCTGACGACGACGATGACGGGAACGCCGTGCAGGCCGGAGCAGCCGAGGCCCCGGCGCCGTCGATCTCCCCCGCTGAAGCCGAGCGCCTCGACAGGATCGCCCAGCAGGGGATCGCGGCCTACAGCGAAGCCTGGAAAGCGATGACCGCAAGCCAAAAGAAAGAGCTGCAGAAATCCGGCTGGCATGACGAGCTGAAGCGCCGGGCCAGTGTCGCCGATCAAGCTATAAAGGAGGCGTGATGTCTTCAAAGTATCAGCAGACCATCGAGTGGTTCAATGCCCGCTGCGGGTGCCTGACGGCCTCTATGGCCGGAAAGGTGGTCCCGCGTCAGAAGTCCGGCAAGCCCTATGCGGCCTATGCCGAAGCTCTTCAGGATGTCCTGATCGAGAGGATTACTGGAGCTCCGGTTGAGCACTTTACGACCGCGGCCATGCAGTGGGGGACAGAGCACGAGGACGACGCCCGGGCGGCCTATGAAGAGGTCACAGGGACGATCGTGCTGGATGCTCCCTTTGTGAAGCACCCGACGATCCCCTTCTTCGGAGCCTCACCTGACGGATTCCTTGATGACGGGAAAGGCCTTCTCGAGATCAAGTGTCCCTGCTCCAGCACGCACCTCGCCCGGGTGAGAGAAGGGATCGTACCGCCTGAGTACCGTCCGCAGATGTGTGTACAGCTCCTCTGCACCGGGCGGGAGTATGTGGACTTCGTCGACTACGACCCGCGGTTTGTTGGGGAATACCGCGCCCTTCAACTTTTTATCGTCCGCTTCAGGCCGGAGGCCGAAGAGCTGGACGATGTGAAGCAGAAGTGTCTTGGCTTCCTCGCGGAGGTCGATTCCCAGCTCTCTGAGCTTAAGCAGCTTGCCGCAGGAGCCGCCCATGTCTGATACCGCGCGCTTTGAGCTCACACGGGAAGAAGCCCGGCGGATCTTTTTCGAGTGGTACCTGATCTATATCGCAAAGGATCCGGGGTCACTCTCCGAGGAAGATAAGCAGCTGGCTGAGCGACTCAAGGACTTTTTGAAGAACAACTGAAGGAACAACAATGGCATCAGTAAATAAGGTGATTCTTCTGGGTCGCCTGGGGAGAGACCCCAAGACGAGCGACGCGCAGGGGCTGGCAATCTGCCGCCTCGCGCTTGCCACTACCCGCCGCTACAAGGGCCGGGATGGTGAAAAGAAAGAAGAGACCGAGTGGCACAACGTCGTCCTGTTCGGCAAGACAGCTGAAATCGCGCAGCAGTACCTTCAGAAGGGTAGCGAAGTCTATATAGAAGGCCGCCTGCGCACCCATAAGTATGTCGGAAAGAAGGACGGCATCGAGCGGTATGTGACAGAGATTGTCTGTGAGTCTCTGCAGCTTGGCGCCAGACCGGCATCTGGCGCTACGGAAGCGGAAGATAGTCGCTTAGCGACTGAGTACCGTCGCCCGACGAACGTGAATCGTCCGGGGCCGGCCGCGCCTGCCGGCGATCTTCCTGACGAAAGCATCGATTTCTGAAGAGGGAATCAGTGATGACCGAATTCGACGCAAAGACGATTCTTTCCCCGCTTCTGATGATCTATCGCTTGCGGGGGCAGTTCAGGAAGAGCGAGCGCACTTTCCTGACGCGGTCCCTGGAGGAAGTAATCAGGAACTCTCATCCGATCGACTTCTTTATCCAGGACGACGTACTCACCGCCAATCTTGAGAGCCGCTTGGAATGTGCTCATTCCCTCCTAAAGAACGCCCTGAGCGAGTACGTGGAGACAGGTGTCGCGGTCTGGGCTGATGTCGCGTCCGCCATCGATCAGCTGATCCCGCTTGTTCAGGAGATCGACGCGGCTCACAACTTTCAGATGAGGTAAGCCATGGCAAAAGACAAGATCAATCATCCGAGTCACTACAAAGGATTCAAAGTCGAAGCGTGGGACTGTGTCCGGACTTTCGACTTCTTCACCGGGAATGTCGTGAAGTACCTCATGCGCGCTCCCTTCAAGGGATTCCCAGCAGAGGACTTCGAGAAGGCTGCCAGCTACGTCGCATACCTGAACACCCGCCCAGACTGCCGCTCGTGTGATCCGACGTCCCCCGAATTTCCCACGTATGAGCTTAGGATCCTCATGGATCGAGCTAACTGGAGCGAGTGGGAGGACGCAATCGGTGAGTACTGCGAAGACTCATCCGAGATTACGGATCTGGCTTTTGACGCGATATTCCAGGTCGTCTCTGCCGCCTTGGATGGGGACACGGATCACACCTTCGTCACAGCTAGGTATGAGCTGGCGGGGGTGAAGGCAATCCTTGCCGCCAAGAAAATCAACGCCTACGTCCTAGGGCAGAACAAAATTGAAGGAGTCTAACTATGGCTAAAAAAACCAAAGACGAGAAGAAGGCCGACCAAAATTGGGGAGGCCTTTGGAGGCATGAAGGGGAGTTTGTTTTCTTCTCTTCGCCAAAATTGCTGAAAAAGGATCTTCTCAAGCTGCCACTGCACACCCAGATCATTGTTCGTAAAAACAAGTTCTATCGGGCGGGCTCTAACCCCCCACTGTACCAGTTCACATTCGGAACATCGGAATATCTCGAACACCTTGAAGCAATAGACCCCCCGCTTAGTGACGGGTACCCCATGGAAGACAGAGTGCCGCCGGGGCTTTACGTCCCTCTTGGCGAGGCTATCCGGTACGCAAAAGCTTTGCTGGACGATCTGGATTATGGCAGGGTTGGTGATCTCGAAGAGATCAAGACCGACGTCGATATTTTTATGAGCGGTGCAGCCATTCAGATTGGAGGATAGCTATGCCCTCTAGCAAGAAGCCTAGAAAAAAGCGGCAGTACAAGGTGACCATGAAGGGACTCGAGTACTGGGCACGGTTCACGACCCGCGGCGAAGGGTGGAGCGAGAGCATGCTGGACGCCTTCGCCCAGGACTTCCTTCTGCCGCTTGACGCTATCTATTGGGGCAAGGGGAAGGATCCTTACTGCAAGAGCCTTTTCGGCAGGATCAAGGATAAGCTCGTCATGTCGTGGATCCTCGCCAGATACGTGAAGGAGACGGAGCAGATGCGGCGCGTGGTAGCTGAGGCAAACAAGCAGCTCCAGATAGTCTTCAACTGCTGGATGCTCCACAAGCGAATCCTCTACCCGCAGTGCAAGAGGTGCAAAGACTTGATGCTTGAGCTCTTCCAGATGATTACGTCAGCCTTTGGACCGGACGAAATTGAGTCTTGCCACGTCGCTGAAGCAAAGAACCCGGCACTTTTCGACTGGGCAGATAACGCCCTTGATGCTTGTCTTCCCGCCAAGTGGGATAAGTCCGGCGCCGCAATTGGATAGGAGAAAAGAATGATCAGAAAACTGAAAATCCAAGGAATAGAGTTCGAGCCCGAGCTCACGACTGACCAGGTGTGTCGGCTATTCCAGATCAGTAAGTCCACGCTTTTCCGCTGGGAAAAAACGGTCCCGGGATTCCCCAAAGCAAAGAGGATAAATCGGAAAGTGCTTCGATTCCGAGCGGCAGACATTGAGGATTTCTATACAAAGAGGAACGACTATGCTGAAAGTGGTAAGTGAAGAGCAGCTGGAGAATTTACTGACAAAGGACGACAAGAACCTTCTGGTCAAAGGGGTCATCTTTCTTATCAAGGTGATGACGGAGATCCCTCAGAAAGACTTTGCCAGGATTCTGGTTGATCAAATGCTTGATGGTAAGCTTGCGATGCAAGACATCCCTACCCCTGCCGAAATGGAGGCTTTAAAAGCGATCATGATAAAGATTGAATCGATTGCTGAGCCAGTGCAGGAACCCATTCAAACAAAACCAAATTAAATCCCAAAACGAAGCCCCACCGGTTTATCTCTGCGGGGCTTCGCCACTACTGCTGCCAAGTCGCATCGCTGATATACAGCCGCTCTATTGCATTATCTTTTGATAATTGAGCCTTAGCCCGGAAATTTAGATCTTCCCCCGAAGCAAACGCCTTAATGTAAGCGTTCTGAGGCAAATCCTTGGCGGGATCCACCACATTCCCAGCTATCCGAACTCCGTCCTCACTGTCCGATAAATGGACCTTGCATGTCCAATTAACCCTATCCAACTCCGTGATACAGCCCAAATAGTCTCGCTCTTCATCAAGGGTTGGCTGGTCAGAGGGGCCTTCAAAAAATTCCTTCAGATCCTTGTCCGCAGTCACGAACGGCTTTTTTGTTTCTGAATCCAAAAGGGACACAGTAGAGCATGATTTCCCTATCGGTGCCAAAGCCTGACTGATCGCCGGAGACATTCCTCTCGTCATTTTTTCAATAGCAGCCAGAAACTTATCCACCAGCCGCTCGTTATGTTCCATTGATTGCCTAAGGGCTTCCACAAGATGTTCCATTTCCGCATCTTTTCTCTTGCTGATTACGTAAGCCACAATCGCAGACAAAGCTGACCCCGCGAACCCGGAAAACAGTGTGTCAAAGTTCTGGGTAATCAGGACAGGAATTTCAATACAGCCCGCCTCGATTTTTGCACTCGTTGAGACAGTCACCTGTTGATCGCTGTACTTGCGGACGACCTGACCGGTCAACAGGGTGGTTCCGGCCGACCCTAGTATTTTGGAGAATCCCTGAAGAGACTCCCCGAATTCTCCAAGTTCGATAGTATTTTCTTCGAGAGTCAGTCCGTCATACTGGATGATATATGAGACGGGTTCATCGGCCATTTTCTTTCCCCTCTTGTCCCTGAGAAGTTATCGAGTCAATCTCATCAGCCCACCATTGCATCAGCTCACGCCTTTCCGTTGCGTACTCGGCCCGGTTATAAACCGCCCGGATGTCATGTGACTCGTGAGCTAGGCACTTCTCAATGATCTCTCCCCTGAATCCATGCTCATTCGCAAAGGTGGAAAAGGTTCTGCGGAAGTCGTGAGGAGAAAATGGTTCAATCTTGATCCCCTTCTTCTCACTGGCCCTCCTGGCGTCATTGATCCACTTGTTTGGAGACTGAGAGACAATGGACTTCGTCGTGTCATTCCTCCCCGGGAAGACATACTCTGAAGATCCTCCACCCACTAACTGGAGCCCCATCAACAAGTCTATTGCCTGATGACTCAGATAGACAATGTGCGCCAGACTGCCTTTCATGCGCTCGGGAGGAATCGTCCACTTCTCTTCCTCAAAGTCGATTTCGCTCCACCTGGCTCCGATAAGCTCCCCTTTTCTTACAGCGGTAAGCAGAAGCAGCTTGAGGAAAGCCTTATTTGATGAGGCAATCGGCGTAAAAGAAAGCGCCGCATAGAAATCCCTTATTTCAGAGGCCGATAGATTGCGGTCACGCGAGTGGAAGACATGAATCGCGCTTGGCTTGATGTACTGAGCAGGATTGTCTATACGTAGCCCCTTAGCTTCATTCAGCCAGCGATATAAGGACGACAGGATATCTCTGACCATCAGAGCGGTTGAAGGCGCCTTATCAATCAGAGGCTCAATTGCTCGGCGGATATCCAGATCGGTCAATTCTGAAACTTTCAGCGACCCGAGTTTTGGTGAAATGATCCGCTTCACGATATAGCGCCTGGCGTTTCTGGTGGACTCAGCCATCTGAGCCTTGTCCAGCCACTCGGTGACACTGTCCGAGATGGTCGTCTCGGACTTCTTTTTCAGTAATCCATCTTTTTTCTTTCTTGCGGGAGACTCACCTTCGGCCAGATAGCGCTTTGCCTCGATCAGCATATCGCGCGCCATTGTCAAGGTAATGACAGGGTACTGGCCAAAAGTGATGGTCTCCTGTCTGCCGGCAAACCGGTAGTTGAATTTGAAAGACTTGACGCCACTCGTAGAGACTTGCAGGTAGAGTCCATCCCGATCGGCGACTTTATACGGCTTTTCTTTGGGCTTAAGACTTTTAATCTTTGTATCAGTAAGCATCGGCGGAATCCTAGAACCATGCATTTTCCGAGAAAAAATCCGAAACCATGCATATTTTTTAGTTCAGAACCATGAGACCATCAAACGCTGAACCATCATCAGATTCTAAACCATCACCCAGACCACCTTTAGAGTGTGGCTGTGATCGATTTTCACTGATACGTATTGACTTTAAAAAGAGTCAAAAAAAAGAGGAATTACAGCCAAAATCAGCGAGATAATGACTGTAATTGCCTCTTAATCGGCGGATTTAGGTTTTATAAAACCTATT